AATTATCAAGTAAAAAAATAAAATCGGAGAAGTCTTAATAAAAAAAGTTAATGAAGAATAGAGGAGGCACCTATGACAAAAGAACAAATACTTAAACTATTAAAAGAAATTAGAGGTGAACAACATATCCCTTCAATAGAAGAGGAAGATGTTATAAAAGGTTATATAAAAGATGCACAATATGATATTAATGAGTGTTGTGGAGAAAAAATTAATTATGAGATTGATTTAAAAGCAAAAAGTTTATTAAAGAATTTTGTATTATATGCAAGATATGGTAGATTAGCCGAATTCAAACAATTATATGCGGGGGAATATGCTTACTTACAAGCAAAATATTACAAACCTTCCGACGTATAACGATGGAAAATTTGAGCTTTTTGAAATACATCAAACTAAAGATGTTTATCCAGTTGAATATATAAAAAAGACAGATAAAGAAATTTGGTTTGAAGAAATATCAATCTCTGATAGATTAAGATTTGAAGCAGAAGAAAGAGAAAAGAAAATAACCTTTAAATTAAGAGTACCTCAAAATAAAGAAATAACATCTTTACATGTAGTAAAAATTAATAATAAATATCATAAAGTATTTAATGCTTATCATTTTACTAATAAAGATGGTTTTAAACAGACTGACTTAACTTTAGAAGAATATCCAAGAGTGAAATTGGAGGAAGAATTATGACAAAAACTGAACTTGTAGAATTATTAATAGAATTGGAAATTCCTATAAGCGAATGTACACCACCAGATGATGCTATGGAAGAAGAAAGAAGATTATATTTTTGGGATTATGTTTGGGAAGATATTACTGCAAGTAATTCTAATTATAATACAAAAGTTACATATCAAGTTTCCTTTGTAGCAAGTAAACCAAGAGATTCTAAACTATTAGAATTAAAAAAGAAACTAAATTCAAAAGGCATATTTCCAATAATTCAACATGAGTACAATCCAGAGAAAAGAAGAGTACATTCATTCTTTCCAATAGAAGTGTTAGAAAATATAGGAGAAACAGATGAGTAATTATAGTTATGAAGGATTTCAGGACTTAGCAGAAATACTACAGCAATATTCAGAAGGTGTAGATAATGTTATGAAAGGTCTTGAAGCAGGAGCAAAACAATTCATAAATGATGCATTAAAACTTCCAAAACCAATTTCGAAAATAAGAAAAGCAGGATATACTCATCTTATAAATAGCTTTTCGTATAGAAAAAAATCAAAAGAAATAGAAGCAGGTTGGGGGAAATATTATGGTCCAATGGTTGAAAGTGGAACAAAAAATATGGATGCTAATCCGCATTTATATCCTTTATGGGATAAAAATAAAGAAAAATATTATAAAACAATGCTTACTGAGATAGGAATAAATGCTTAGCAAGCTATTTTAAAAGGAGGAAAATTAAATGGCAATAACAAACAAAAAGCCAATGATTAAAGAAAGTGTTGGAGGATTATATTATGCTTTCAATACTCCAACAGAAACAGGAGAATTTAACCCTAAAACTTATGAAAGCCCCATTAAAAGTGATGTAGTTAAAAACATAGGAACTACAGAAAATTCAGAAGCAACAACAGTAAGAGCAAGTGGGTCTGACTATGAATCAGTAAATCAGACTTCTAGTGTAGATATGGCTGTAGAAGTAGTTGCATTTGACCCAGCAGACCTAGCAAGAATGAGAGGAGATGATACTTCGGATACAGGAGGCTTAATGTTATCAGGCGCACCTTCAAGAAGACCATTCTTTGCATTTGGAAAAGTTGTAAAGAAAGTTGGTGGAGGAGTACAATATGCTTGGTATCCTAAATGTCAGTTAATAGAAAATACTGATGACATAGCAACATCTGAAGATACATTCTCAGAACAAAATGATACCATAACTATAAGAGCATTTGCATTTGATGATGCAAATCAAAAGAAAGCATATGTAGATAGTGAAACATCTAACTTCCCAGAGGGATTAACTGAAGAGAAGTTTTTTGCAGCTCCAATCTTAACAAAAGAAGATTTGGTTGCAGCATTAACACCAAGTGCTTAAAAAAATAAGGCTCTAGAGGTAACTTTAGAGCCTATTAAATTTTATTTAATAGAAGGAGTTAAACTATGGAAATAGAATTAAAAAACGGACAAAAAATGATTTTAGAAGTAACACCACTTTTTTTAGAATATATTGAAGATTATGAAGGTGGAATAGAGCAATTAATAAAGGATGCAAGAGGCGAAAGAGACGAAAGAGGATATACTAAAGCAATGTATGCAACAAATCAAATTTTGTATTCAATAATAGCATCAAATTGTGATGAACCATTAACATACAGACAAGCGGTGAGACTTGTGAAATTAGAAGATGTTGAAGCAATTGTTAATTTTGTAATAAAGAATACACCTGATATTAATAAGACTACACCAGTCAATACCACAGGTCATAGAATGTAGAATTATGTCGAAATCTTTTTCTTGTAATAAGATGTAAAATATTGTAAAATTTTATTATGGGAGGGGATTTTATGAAAGAAAGTACAACGTTAAGAGAATTTAAAGGTAAAAGTTTAATAGATATTCCTGATAAATATGTTGTAATAGACATTGAAACTACTGGATTTGACCCTATATATGACGAGATAATTGAAATTGGTGCAATAAAAATTGAAAATGGTAACGAAAAAGAATTTTTCAATACTCTGATTAAGCCTGAATATAAAATAGATGAATTTATTACAGAACTAACAGGAATTAGTAATGAAATGGTAAAAGATGCTCCAAAAATAGAACAAGTATTGCCTAATTTTATGAATTTTATAGGAAACAATATTATTTTAGGACATAATGTAAATTTTGACATAAACTTTATATATGATAAGATGATACAAGAAGATATGCGTCCTATTTCTAATGATTTTGTTGATACATTAAGACTGAGCAGAAGATTATTACCAGAGCTTAACCATCATAGATTAAGTGATTTAGCAGAACATTACAAAATAGATACTTATGGAAGCCATAGGTCATTAAAAGATACTAGAATAACAGTAGAAGTTTATAATAATTTAAGAAATGTTATTTTTGAGAAATATTCTAGTGTTGAGCATTTTAAAGAAGCTTGCAAACCAAAAACGTATTCTAGAACTAGAATAAAAATAAAAGCAAGTGATATTACCACAGATAATGAGGATTTTGATATTGATAATCCTTTTTATAACAAGAATGTTGCTATCACAGGAACTTTAGAAAGAATGTTACGAAAAGAAGCTATGCAGATTATTGCAGACTTAGGAGGAAATTGTCAAGATGGAGTAAATAAGGAAACAAATTATCTAATACTTGGTAATAACGACTATAATCCTATCTTAAGAGGCAAGAAAAGCTCCAAATTACTAAAAGCAGAAAGTCTTAAATTAAAAGGTCAAGATATTGAAATTTTGTCTGAGAATGTTTTTTATGATATGATATCACAATCCGAAAAAGATAAGATAACTATATAAATAAAAAGAAAATATTATTTTTCAATATAGTAAACACTTGCAAATGCAGGTGTTTTTATTATTTATAAAAAAGAGGTGAAAGTAATGGCAGATGATTTAAAAAGAGTAGGTCTGATTTTTGAAGAAAATGGTTCTGCAAAATTTGTAAAAACATTAAAAGAAGTTAATAGTGCTATTAGCGATAATAATCTTGAATTTAAAAAAGCACAAGCGCAATGGGATAGAACTACTCCTATAACAGAAAAATTAAATTTTCAAATAAAGAATTTAGGGGAAGCAATTGAATTACAAAAAGAGAAAGCTACTGCGTTAAGAGCAGAAATAAGTAAATTGGAGAATGCTGAGGAAAGTGATACAAAAGCTAAGAGAAAGAATCAAGAACAGCTAGAAAAGAAGAGAAAAGAACTTGAAAGAACAGAAATAAAAATAATATCCTATACCAAAAAAGTAGAATCGATGAAAAACGAATTACATAATACTGGTAAAAAGATAGAAGAATTTGGAACTAAGGTCGAAAACACTGGTAAAAAAATAGAAAGTGCAGGCAAGAAATTGTCTGCATTTTCTGCTGCTACTGGATCAGCTTTAGTAGCAAGTGCAAAAAGTGCAATAGATTTTGAAGATGCTTTTACAGGTGTTGAAAAAACTGTTGACGGCACACAAGAGCAAATGAAAAAATTAGAGCAGGGCATAAGAGATATGGCAAAAGAAATTCCTTCAACCACAACAGAAATATCAGCAGTAGCAGAAGCAGCAGGACAATTAGGTATAAAGACAGAAGACATAATATCTTTTACAAGAGTAATGATTGATTTGGGAAACTCTACTAATTTGTCAGCAGAAGAAGCAGCTAGTTCATTAGCAAAATTTGCAAATATAACAAATATGTCTGCAAAAGATTATGATAAATTGGGTTCTACAATTGTTGCATTAGGAAATAATTTTGCTACAACAGAAGCGGATATTGTAGAGATGGCGACACGTCTAGCTGCAACTGGAGAATTAACTGGATTAACTCAATCTCAAATATTATCTTTAGCAACTGCAATGTCAAGTGTAGGAATTGAAGCAGAAGCGGGTGGTTCTGCGATGTCAAAATTATTAAAACAAATACAAGTAGCAGTAGAAACAGGTTCAGATGAACTAAATGATTTTGCTTCTGTTGCAGGTATGGCCACTAAAGAATTTAAACAAGCATTTGAAGAAGATGCAGTATCTGCATTAAGTGCTTTTATAAGTGGATTAAATGATACAAAAAGAAATGGTAAATCTGCTATTGCCATATTAGAAGAGATGGGGCTTAAAGAGGTAAGACTTTCCAATACGATTTTGTCTTTAGCAAATGCAAGTGATTTAATGAATGATGCAGTAAAAACAGGAAATGAAGCTTGGGAAGACAATACTGCACTAACAAATGAGGCAAACAAAAGATATGATACTTTAAAAAGCAAAATAATAATGGCATTAAATAAATTAAAAGATATGGCCATTACACTTGGAAATAAACTTATGCCATCTATTGAAACAGTATTAGATACACTTGGAAAATGGATAGAAAAATTTGAAAGTTTATCAGATGAACAAGTGGATATGATAGTAAAAATAGGACTATGGATTACAGCCATTGGACCATTATTAACTATAATTGGGAAACTAACAACAGCTATTGGAGGAACAGCTCGAGGAATAGGAACATTTGTACAAGCAATAGGAGTGGCAAGAGGAACAATAACATCTACATCAACAGCCGTTAATGGTTTGGCAGGTGTTTTTTCGGCAATAACAAGCCCAATAGGAATAGCGTGTGTAGGAATAGGCGCAGCAATTGCGGGAATAGCAATTGCTGTACAACTTGCAGAAAAGGATACAAAAGAGGCTTTTTCAAATATGGGAAATGCAGCTACTGATTTTATTACTGGAATAGATACTGCAAAATCTTATTTAAATGATTTTAATTCTGAATTATTTGTAAGTTCAGAAGAACAGCAAAAATTACAAAATCAAATGAATGAAGTTCAACAGGGAATAACTGAGATATGCAAAACCGCGTCAGAGGAAAGGAGAAATTATACTCAAGGAGAAATAAGGCAATTAGATGAATATTTTGAAAAATTAAGAGAATTAAATCAAAGAGAACTAGAAATTCAGAAATCAATATCAGAGGCTATAAGTCAGCAAGCTGTTACTAATGCTGAAACTTTTCAAGGAAGTTTAGAAGAATATAAATTACAATCTCAAGAATGGATAAAAACAGCAGAAGACCAAAGAGATAAAACAATAGATTTGATTAATAACCA